GTGCGCAATAAAGCAGGCTTGGCCGCGCTCGGTTTCGCCTTTGGCGTCAATCGCGTTAAGTACCACGCTTAATATCACCGCCTTCTTAAAACGGCGTTGTTTTAGTGCAGATAATTCAAATTGCATAATAAAGTCCTGTTGCTGTGTTTTTGTTGCTGTTTAAACAAGCGCTGGCAACGATTTTGCCAGCGCTATAAGGTAAAAAAGTGAGTAAAACCTAACTAATTAACGAGTCGCCATCGCAATATCGCTGTTACGCGATAACGGCACACAATCAAATTCAGCCTGTAAATAACTGATCCCCTTTCGGGTCGAAGTGCTCAAGCTCACTAACTGAGCATTAGCACAACTCACTTCCCAAATACGGCCTTCATCAACTGTATCCTGGCCAAGTTGCACAGCAATGGCGCCATAGGTATTTATCAAGGCATACCAATCTTTATCAGCAACCAGCGGCTCTCTAAACATCGCCGATATGGTGGTTTTACGATCAGTAATGCGCACCTCGTTAGCCTCAGGGATATACTCAATCGCATTACCACCCTTGACGGTAATACTCGCAATCGCCACCGTTTCACCAAAAATGCTTTGCACCACAAAGTGGGTAGGGTCAACCGGCAGCGGGTTTTTAAAGGCAGTTAAAACGGCATTTTGCAAACTCGCTTCGGCTTGCGGATTAGAGCTCAAGCCCTGCCCATTGGGAAATTTCAAGGTAGGCAAGCTATCAACGTTTAACATCAGCTCCCAGTCACTGCGCCAGCCCAAAATATCGTGTCGGTTTTTACCTCTAAAAAACTTCAAGGTGCAGCTATCCTGCTCACTAATATCAGCTGGAGTAATATCAACCTGAGTTGTACCAGCCACCACTTTTAAACCAGCCGACTTCATTAAGGGGGTTAATGCAACCGGCACAATCGCCGTGCCCGAGCCAGCCACATAACCATCTAACGAGCCAGTTGCTTTGCGGCTTTTTTCTAACTTACCTTTCGCACCAGGGCGGCCAGCGTCGTAGTTCATTTCTTCGGTTTCTAACACCACCGCCTGAATATTCGCCTTTACCCGCATAGCATTCGCTGCAGCTGTTGGGGTGGCATCTACGCCATAAGTGGTTTCAACTTTAGCAACCAGTACCTGGTCGCCATCTAAAATTACATCTGCCATAACAATTCCTTACTCAGTTCTTGCTGATAAACAGCTGCTTACTGCTGCTTTTTAAAGGCAGCTAAACGGGCAGCACGAGCAGTTTCAATATGCGTCGTACCAGACTTGGTTTTAACTTGTGCGCCATCAATAGCGGCTTGTTCAACGGCACTGCGCACTGGTTCAGCGGCTACTGCCTGCTCTGTCACTGCGGTTTTATCCACAAGGTTGGGTTTGGTTGTCGCCATCTCGCTCTCCTAAAAATATTAATTAATCTGGTAAACTACGGTGCGCAGCTTAGCCATGTGTACCAACACACCCGCAAAGGTGGCCGGTTGATGGCTCTGCAACTGCCAGCCCACCACACCGTTTTGGTTTTTAAACATCCAACTGCCATCTAAACGGGCGTTATCAGCCGAGTCAGCAATCAGCAATTCAATATTGTTTTCAAATACAAGCTGGCTCTGTTCGCCATCCTGCCAGCCGCTAAACAGGGTTAATTCAACCGTTCGCTGCCCGCCACTTAGGCCGCCATCATGCTCAGCATGCGCTTGTGCTAAACGTAAAAAACCGCCAGCCAGCACCTCATCTTTGATGTACAAATTTTTTAATCCGGCCATATCGTTGCTTTTGCCATACCGCTCAAAGCCATACACCAAACCAAAATCAGCAGCATTGTTAATGCGAGCCAACAACACATCACGCCAGCTCATGCTTTCGCCATCCTGGCAACAATGTTAGCCACGGCTTGTTGCATACGGGCTTTAGCGTGGGCTTCGTTCATTTCAAAGCCGCGTTTAAACATAAATTGCCCTTTGGTACCCACTTTTGATATTTTGCGAGCTATCGCAAATGCCACTTCACTGGCGGTCACATCACTGTCGTTTTCTTGTATATCCAGCACCTTTACCACCCAATCAATTAAGGGTTGTAGTGGTGGAAAATGCGGTTTACTGCCAAGCTCCAGCGGCACAATGTAATTCAAACTAGATCCCACCAAACCCACCACACCCTCGGGCAACATTTGCGGTCCAATGGTGGTAATGGTTGAAGCCGCCAAGCCAGTTGCCCCTTTAGAGGTCAGCTCTTTAACATCACCCTCAATGCGCTTTGTGCTTTCATCAATTGCCGCGAATATTTCATGTCGAGCCACTTCGTCAATTTGCGTAAACGCCAGCACTAAGGTATCTAAATCATGATCAATACTGGCCAGCATTAACGGTAACGCCTATGCAGTAAATCAAGGCGGGGGCGGTTCCAATTCATCACGCCGCCGGCGCCGCTTTCTTTGGGTTTTTCAATACCCACTTGGTCTTCATATTTGGCCAAATGCAGTTTTGCCAGGCTCAGCAATTTTCGGCTTTTATCGTTATGATCAACCGAGTCGGCTTGTATCAAGCCATCGCTCGAATGCGCGTAATTGGCGGCCATTTGATTTAACAACAAATGCACCACATAACTGGCCAATGGCTCTTTGTACTTATCAGGTACCGTGCTCAATGCCGCATCGGTATCATCCAGCACATACGGCACCGTATGGCTCACACGCACCGTGCTGCTAATGGCACAATGCAAATCAATCTTTTTGCCCGCAGGTGTTTCATACACGGCGGCATCATCCAGGTAAGCTCTGGGTGTTTCATCAATCGGGTATTCAACCCGTCTCAAGTCGCTAAAATCCGCTACCCAGCTCGCGGGTAAATCCACCAAACGGCCATCAGCCACCACATCAACAACCGTCACCCGCGGTTTATCCAGGCTTAAACGCATCACGGCCAAGCCGGTGGCGTTGTAGTCCTGCAAGGGGTCTGTCACATCGTCAATGTCTCGTAACATAGCGCTGACAAGTTGTTCAATATCCTGGGTAAGCATCAGTCATCTCGGTAGTAAAACCATCCGTGGCAGGGTTTCCATTTGCAGCAACAAACTAAATTTTAAGGCCTTTTAACGTCGGCTTTGCCCAGGACGTACAACACACACCACCAGGTATGGGTTACACCACTACGTTTTTACGTACACCCATTTCACTCATGGGGGCACCACCGTAGATGTGGCGAATTTTGTAGGTCACCTTATCGTTGGTAAACATGCTGCCAACGGTTGGGTTATCCTGAATAAACAACTCAGGCTCTTCACGGCCTTGGAAAAATCCAAGCTCAATGATCGGATGCTCGCCCTTATCACAGGCCATCACCCAGTCATTCGCATCAGTCCAGCACCACACCGGTAAAATGGTCGGGTTCAGGCTTTGTGCAAAGGTCTTATCAAGGTTGGTATTACGGTTAAACAGGTTGTAAGCCGTTTCTTCTAAATCAGCAGGTACCATCAGGTATTTAGCTAACAAACCCAGATCGGCATTACTGCCAGGCTCTTTTTGGCGCATCATCGCTAAACGGCCAGCGGTATAGGCCGCCGCAGACAATGCAGCTGTACCCAAGTTACTGTGATCAGCATGAAACCAAGCTTTGGTATCGTTCATCAGCGGTGGGGTCGAAAACATGCCAAAGATAAACTTACTCAAAGTGCGCTTAGCAGCAGAGTTAAGTTTGCCTGGCATACGTAAAATGGCGCCCACATCATCATTGGCAATCATTTCAAGCGTAACGCTTTCGGTACCGCCTTTTTTGGCAATAGCGTATTTCTCTTTACCGTCAGTAGGCGACGTTAACGCAGCATAAGCGCCACTTTGGGCCACAGTAGGCAAATCACCATAGCCACCAATGCTCACACGCTCTTGGTTTCTAAAGTCGTTCACCGGCACAATATCAACCAAGTCACGCCAGTTGTCGTACAAGGTGGCGGTTTTGTACTTATCAATCAGCGATTTATGCATCGCTTCACCCAAGGCACTGGTAAAGCTCGATGTATCAAGTGCTTCAGCCATACGGGTGCGGCTGCAGTCTTTAAGTTGACCAGTAAAACGGGTATCACCGGTACAATTCAAATAGGCTTCACGTATCGAGGTAACCGAGTTGTCTTTGGGGTCAAAAAACGCTTCAAGCAGCTGCTTACCGTCATCAACGTTACTGTGCATGTACTGGCCCATTTGTATGTGGCCAGTTTTGTTAACCGTGCCTAACAAATCTTGCATGCTGTTTACCGCTTCCGTAATACGGGTTTTAGTTAAGCCGGCATCGTTATCAAACTGGGTTTGTAACTGTGCTATGGCCTTAGCAGGCAATTTAGAGGTGTTCAGTGTGGCAACAGCAAACGAGCGGGCATCTTGTAAATCAAGCGCTTCACGTAACTGTGCACGGGTAACCGTATCGCCAGTTTCAACAACCGGTTCATGCTCATCTTTTTTGACAGTTGCAGGTGTTGCTAAGGCTTCCAGCATTTTACTGTGAGCCACTTCAACCTGTTCTTCGTTTTCTACATCAACGCCAGCTAACAG